TTCTTTGTGACTTTAGAGAATCGTTACTAGAATAACGAGTTGTTTTTTTACCAAATCCAGCAAATCTAGGAAAGCTTACAGTGTTTGAAATATAATCAGTAAACGTTAAAGTGTCTGTAATTTTAACATAATATTGAGCAGAAGCCGTGCTTTCGTGATTGTGTTCGTACATCCACTGCTTAGCAGTAATAAAGCTACCCTCGCCAGCTCCCGCTCCGCCCTGCCAAGAGTATATCTCAGAAAAAGACGGTGACCCAAACGGCTTCCACAAAATACTGTAAACAAAGCTTCCGTCTGTAACTCCAGCAAGAGACTCTCCAAGCCAGCACTCAATGGCAGATACAGACTCATTTCTATATTCTCTGTACAAGAATATTTCATAAGCTGTTGGCGGGCTTGGGTTATTTCCTTTGTCTGACATTTTATTTTTAAGCCTGTTGTGTTGGTCTTAGTTCTACTCGCCCACGACCACACATTTTAACAAGCCCCATACGTCTTCTCATTTCTCTTACCGACTTAAGCGTTCTTCCAAGAGTTGACGCTATTTCGCAGTCTCTCATTTTGCCAGCCTCAAGCTTTAGAAAATTCTTGTGTTCCGCACTCCATCTTTCTTTTTTGTCCTGCATAATATTCTCCTGTAATTAATACACCTTTCTAGTCTATAATAGAACGTGAAAAGACCTCAGAAAGACGCAGTCGCAATCTTTTTGAAAAAAATATCAAAAACATCTGGGGCGAAAATCTCAAGAGACGAAGTCTTGTCATTGGTTGAAAAAATAGCCCAAACCCACATGGGCAAAACATTTGCTTACATGACAGTAGAGGATATAGCTTCACAGGCTCGTCTTATTTGCATGCAGCAGTTAAAGTTCTACGAGCCAGAAAAAGGTATTGGCTGGGACGACATAAATTCTCTTGAGCGTTGGCTCAACAGGGTTGTTAAAAATAGACTTAAAAACTTTTATAGAGATCACTGCGGCAGCTTAAATGAACAACACAAAAAGGCTAGAGTTTCACTTAGCGCAAAAGCAAGAAACTCAAAAGACGATACTGTTTTATACGAGCCTGCGACTGGAAAAAACGAAACAGAAAACTCAGTTGTTTTTGGGGAACTAAAAGATTTTGTTGAGGCTAGGCTATCTGAGGAGGGGCTTGAAATATACAGGGCTTGTCTTTCCGAAGAGCCAGTGAATTCATATTATAAAAACAAGCTTCGTTTAGAAATAACACAAATAATGGGGGAGTGGCGAGATGGCAAAACGAATTGACGAAGCTGACAAGATATACATAGAAAATAATTGTAAATACAAGACAGACGCTGACATAGCAAAACATATCGGTTGTTCAATTAAAACTGTAGAGCGATACAGAAAAAGTATTGGCATGATGAAAAACACAACCAAAGATCCGGTTGTGATGATTGAACAAAGAAAAGATTATCAAAACAGAGATATATTTGATTTTCACGTTCGCTCATTTGAAACAAGCCCAAGGGGGGCAAGAATAAAAAAACAGCTACCAGAAGAAGACTGGATCTTATTCTCTGAGGAGTGGGCAAACTATAAAATTCAGCTTGAAGATTTAACTCACACAGAGCAAAATACTGTCGAGCAGCTAATTTTTTTAAAGCTAAGAATCGATAAGAACCAAAAAGACTATTATGACGCCATGAGAATACGTGACTCTCTGATGGCAAACAATGACATTGTTGACGTCAAGGATTTAGATCTATCAGACCCAAAACAGGCTGAGCTATATCAAAAAATATTCAATGCTTCTATGCGGGCAACAGATTTAAATAAAGAGTACAAAGACTTATTAGAAAAATCTACAAAACTAAACGAAACACTCAATGCAACCAGACGCCAAAGAGAAGAAAAAGGAAAAGTGGGTGGAGACACCTTCTTCTCCCTTTGTAAAAAGTTTGAATCTATGCAGACAAGGGAAAAAGAGGGTCGTATGGCAGAGCTGCTTCGGCTTTCTATGGAAAAGAAGCAAGACAGTATGCGTAACGCCATAGAGTATATGGACGGGGAACTGGCTCCGCAATTACTAGATTCGGAAACAGTAAAGAAAACAAGAGAACAACAATGAAAACAGCAATAGTAACAGGTTGCCCAGGTCAGGACGCTTCATATTTGACAGAGCTTTTGCTAGGCAAAGGATACAAAGTATACGGGATATACAGAAGAAGCTCAACCGAGAAAAACGCCTCCAATATGTTTGAGGCCGAAAAAAATCTAAACTTTCATCAGATAAATCTTGATATAACAGACGCCTCTGGTATATTTAGCATTGTATCTCACATAAGACCAGACGAGTACTACAACCTCGCAGCAATGTCTCACGTTGGCCAAAGCTTTAAAGAACCAATATCTTGCGCATACGTTAACGGAACTGCTGTAACGATAGTTTTAGAAGCAATAGCAAAGCACTCGCCACACACAAGATTTTATCAAGCGTCTACATCTGAGATGTTTGGTGGCGTAACTGAAAATCAATCCGAAAACACGCCTTTCGTTCCACGTAGCCCTTATTCGGCAGCGAAAATGTACGCACACAACATGGTTGATATTTACCGAAAGTCTTACGGCATTTATGCGTGCTGCGGAATACTATTCAATCACGAAAGCCCAAGAAGGGGCCTTGATTTTGTTACTAGAAAGATAACAAACGGCATAGCTAGATATAAACTTGGCCTTTCTGGTCCAATTGAGCTTGGAAATCTTGCCGCCAAAAGAGACTGGGGTCATGCGAAAGATTATGTTAAGGCGATGTGGATGATGCTTCAGGCGCAAACGCCAAGCGATTATGTTGTTGCGACTGGAGAAACTATATCAATTAAAGACGCGCTTCATTACGTTTGTAGATTAGCAGATGTTAACCCAGAAGATGCTTGCAAAATAAACCCATCATTTAATCGTCCGCTAGAGGTAAACGTTCTTTGTGGCGATCCATCAAAGATTAAAAGAGAGCTTGGATGGCAACCAGAGTACACGTGGAGAGACCTTCTCCACGAGATGTACAAACACGATTACAGTATTAATTATGCCCAAAGTGTATTAAATAACGGTGGCAAAGAAAAGGCTGAGGAAACCCAAGTTCAGGCGTAGAGATGGTAGATACTCACCAGAGTATTGGCGTTTCAGAAAAGAGGTTCTAAAAAGAGATGAGTTTTCATGCCAGTTTCCAGGATGTTGCGAAAAAAGAGGACTTGAGGTACATCATATAAAAAAATATGCAAACTCGGCAAGACTAAGAACAGAGAAATTCAATGGAATAACTCTTTGTAAAAAACATCACGAGCTAGTAACAGGGAAAGAAGAGCAGTTTGAATCGGAGTTTTTCAAGATTATTTGTCAAAAAAACACCGAAGAAATACAGAGGATAAATGAACTCAGGAAACAAGGGTTCCCTAAAGAAGGCCAAAAAAACAGTAGAGAGCGCTATATACGCAAGCGTTATAATTGACAACCAAGAAAAAAAGCCGTGGGACTTTTCAGAAAAGCTGCCATCTAAATTTTTTGTAAAAAACGTTTTGGTCAAAAATCTAGATTACGGTGATTATACGCTAGAGGGCTATGATATGCCCGAGTTCAAAAACAGTATAATTATTGAACGGAAGGCGTCTGTTGAGGAGCTTCTAGGAAATATAGGAAAAAACTGGGAGAGATTTCAAAGAGAATTAGATGGACTACAAAAGTATGCAAAGCCCCTCATAATAGTTGAAGATGATCTGCATGACGCTTACGCAAAATACATGGGAAGAAATCCTAAAAAAGGAATGTATTTTACGCTACCTCCAGATTTTGTTCTTTCAAGGGTTTCAGAGATTGATCATAAGTGGGGAATCAAAACGCTTTTTCTAAGCAATAAATATTTTGCAAGAAGATACGCGTGCAATATTTTTAGGTCAATTCTAGGAGAGGTTAAAAATGACACTGAGCCAAGAGTATCTTGAAAATCTTTATCTTGAGCTTGGTGATACAAGCGCCTTTGATATCAAAAACCCAATTGATATTTATTCACCAAAAGAAAAAACGGCAGAAGAGCTTATAAAGATTGGAATGGATCCAAGATACATTGGCTTTACCGCCAAGCACTTCCTTGGCGTCAATTTGTTTCCGTATCAGATGGCCGTATTAAATGAAATATGGAATAAAAGACTTCCAATACTTATTGCGACTAGAGGTGGGGCAAAAACAACAATGCTTGGTATTACGGCAATACTAAAGGCAATGTTTAACCAAGGCTCAAAAATAGTAATTGCTGGTGCTGGTTTAAGACAGTCTGGCCTGGTATTCGAGTCTATGGAAAACATATGGAAGAACGCGCCTGTCTTGCAGGACATATGCGGACCAAACAACGGACCAAAAAGAAGCGTTCTTGGTTTCAATTGGGATCTTGGTGACAGCAAGATCATGGGCATTCCAATAGGAACTGGTGAAAAAATCAGAGGTCTTAGAGCAAACGTAATTATCGTTGACGAGTTTGCTTCAGTTAACCCAGACATATTTGAGGTTGTAATCAGAGGCTTTGCTGCTGTACAGAGCCAAAACACCTTTGAAAAAGTAAAGCAGGAGTACATAAGAAGAGCTTTAAAAGAAACACTTGGAGAAGACGCGATTGACGACAATCTAAAAAACAAAGGCAACCAAATAATACTTGCTGGTACTGTTAGCTATCAATTCAATCACTTCTACAAGTACTACCAAGACTACGCCAACATTATATCGTCTGAAGGAAAGACCGGCGTTGATCCAAGCGAATACGCAATAGTCCGAATACCTTTTGATCAAATGCCTCCAGGGATTATGGATGAAACAATATTGAATCAAGGTAGGGCAACGATGGATTCAGTAATTTTCAAAATGGAATATGGTTGCGTTTTTGCAAAAGACTCAGAGGGTTTCTATCCAGCCTCAGCCATATACGCAGCCACAAGCCCAGTCAAAACACCAGACGGAGAAGTTTCTTTTACCGTTGAGTCTTACGGAGATAAGACCGCAAAGTACGTTCTCGGAATAGACCCAGCATCAGAAAGAGACAATCTTGCCATAAGCATCATAAAGGTTACAGAAAGCAGTAGACAGCTAGTTTTTTGCTGGAGCACAAACAGAAAACGATTCGAGGCGGATAAAAAGAAGTATCCAGATAGATACAAAGAAATCCCAGACTACAACACATTTATTCTCAGAAAGATACATGAGCTTTTTGCTAGATTTAATATTGTCCGAATGCATCTTGACTCTGGTGGCGGTGGTAGATCAATAATTGAAGGCTTGAAAGATCATACGAAACTGAAAGACGGAGAGTATTGTCTGTACGATATGGACGATGAAGACTGCTCTGACAAAGTAGGTCTTCATGTAATAAAAGTAATTGAATTCTCATCTCGTGAGTGGTATGAGTCATCGCACTTTAACTTACTCAAAGACATCACAACGATGAAAATATTATTTCCAGAATACGATGCTGTAGGGATAGAGCAGTCTAAAATATTGGGCCTTGATTCGGATGACGACTACAGTCACGACAATATTCTATCAGAAATAGAAGAATGTAAGTATCAAACAACTTTGATACAAGAACAGACCACAGCAAAGGGCCAGAAGAGATGGGATTTGCCAAAAATAAAAGGCGTTGTAACAGAGGGTATAAAGCTTCGACTTAAAAAAGACCATTTCACAAGCCTGTTATTGGCAAATGACGCAGCAAGAAATTTAGACAATCAGCAGGAACAAGGCATATCTACATTTGGCGGCTATTCATCAAAATACATTGTTCAAAACAACATCAGGTCAGACTCGATGTATCAGGGCAGGGGCATGAGAAAAATGAAGGGCGCCCAAAGGTCTTCAAATATATCGATGGAAGAAGGAAGACAGGGGAACATAGCGTATTAGTGTATTGATCCTATAGCTAGAATAGGTTAACATGTCAGAGGAACAGAACTTTTATATATCGCCAGATCAGGGCAGGCAAGAAGGACTAAATAAACTTGGTCGAGCTATGGCTAGCCAGGATATGGCAGTTGCTGGATTCTATTCAAATCTAGAAGAAAATATATCTGTTCGACCCCCTTTCACAAGAACAACATACGAAAGATTCAGACCGCACGAGCGGATTCCAGATAAAGACAATGACATAATGACGTCTTGCAGGAACGCTTATCAAAGCGTTGGCGTTATTAGATCTGTTGTTGATTTGATCACAGAAACAGCGGTTGAAGGCCTTGAGATAGTAAGCGAAAACGAAAACATAACAAACTTTTTCAAGGTTTGGTCAAGCAATGTCGCACTCAAAGAAAGAAGTGAAAGATTTGCGAATTATTTTGTCGTTGAAGGCAATGTAGTTGTAAGAAGAAAAACATCGCAAATCGATACTCCAACAGTAAGAAGAATGAAAAGAGCTAACGCTGTTGAAAAAATAGACATACCAACTGAATACGTTTTTTATGATCCACAAACAATAAGGCTTCTCGGTGGTGAGCTAGCTATTTTTTCTGGAGTCAAACGCTGGGGCATTAAAGTAAGCTCTGCGCAGGTTCAAGACCTTAAAGACGCTTACGCTCAAGACAAGAGCATACTTAAAAGCGTTCCAGAAGAAATCAAAAAACTAATTGGTGAAAAAACCAGCGTTGGAGAAACCGTAATACCGATTCCAGAAGACGAGGTATACGTAGCACACTACAAGAAAAAAGACAGCGAAATATGGGCTAAAAGTTTTATTTTTAGCATTTTACACGACGTAATTTATAATGAAAAGCTGCGAATGGCAAAAATAAGCGCCCTTGACAGCTGGTACAACTCTGTTCGTCTTTGGAAGCTTGGTGATCATAAAGCTGAAATTTTGCCAGATACAGGCTCTATTGTAAAGCTTGCTAAAATACTTGAAAACCACACTGGTGGAACACTAGATGTAATCTGGGATTCAATGTTAGATTACGAACAGTTTTTTCCACCAATAGAGAAGCTACAAAACTTTGAAGAAAACTACGAATCAATGCTTCTTGGTCTTGGCGTCCATAAAAGTCTGATAGGTGGCGACAGCAATGTTCCAGGAAGCTCGGACTCATTCATAGGGCTTAGAAATCTTATGAAAAGAATAGATTGCGTAAGAAGGGCGATGTCTGATTGGATCATGCATGAAGTGAATCAAATTTGTGACGACATGGGCTTTCAAGAAAGACCAAAGGTCAGATTCAATAACGACAATCTATTTGATCAGCCCAGCTACTTTAAGCTACTCATTGAGCTTGCAGATAGAAACATCATTTCTAATCAAACCATTCTAGAGAAAATCGGGGAAATGTGGAATATTGAAAAGGCAAGAGTAAAGAACGAAAGCGAGATGAGAAAAGATGGTGAGGTTCTTGATAAGCTTAGCCCATTCATTCAAACTATTGTACCTGAAAGCAACCATAAAAAAGCAAAAGAGTTGCAGCAGCTGCGAGAGCAAACGCCTGGCTCGCAAGAACCTCCGGGCAAAGCTGGAAGGCCAGATGGTGCAAAGGATACTGTTACGAGAAAAGTTAAGAAAAGAACTCGTGCTGATAACAAAAAGAGCACTTAAATAAATAGCTATTAAAAAATGTGTATTAGCTCATGAGGTAAATATGCCAATTGAGCTTTTATCAATGATTGGTGGCAGCACTTTGGGGTTTATTTTTCGCTACCTAGCCGAAAAAAGGCAGGACGAAAAAGAACTCTTTGAAAGAGTAATTGAGGCAAACAAGCAAACAACCTCAAATCAAGACCAGGCTGCTAAAAGAGTTCCAATAGACGTAGGAAAGGGCGTTAGACAGCTTATTGTCTTGACTGTTCTTTTTGGTTCTATAGCAGCACCTTTTATACTTCCATTTTTTGGAGTACCAACATTTGTTGAAGTTGACGCAACAAATCCAGAGGGTCTTTTTGGCATAATTCCAGAAACTAGCAAGAAATTTTTTGTTGAGGTAAACGGGTTTTTATACTCATCAGAAAATCGACAAATATTACTCAGTATAGTTGGATTTTACTTTGGCACATCTGCAGCAGCGAGGAAGTCATGAAATTTATGTCTAAAATAATATGGCCATTGTTTTTTACGGTTTCTCTTTTTGGCTGCGACACAACACCAAAGATTATTCCAGACACAACTGGCGATAGTGCCGTTATGCTCTCTATTAAAAAATCTATAGAGCACCAGTCCACAGACACAACTGGCTACGGTTGGCTTTTTTGGTACGCGCCAGTTGCACTAATAGCCTTGCTTTGGGCGTATAGAGAGTTTATAAGAAAGCCACTTCTTTGTGATGATGGTGACGTAAAAGACGAACCAGAAGACAAAAA